CTTTATGTTCAGATTCAGTCCACGTAGTTCGGATGAATCTGCAAAAGTTCGTATGATAATAAGAGCTTTAAAACAACATATGGCAACCAAGAAAAATCCAAAAAGAGGAGCTAAAGGCGAATCTACAGGAAATTGGTTACTAGGAACTCCAGATGTATTTAAACTTAGATATATAAAGGCCAAGACGCAACAAGATATCAAAGGTTTAAATAAATTTAAAACATGTGCTTTGAAAAGTATTAATGTAGATTATACAGGTGGTCTTGGTAGATTTGCTGCATACGATGAAGACAGTCAACCAATAACAACCTTTGTAACATTAACCTTTGCAGAATTAGTTCCTCTATATGATCAAGATTACTTGGAATTTGATTCTCACGACGATGTAGGTCTCTAAATGTCTAATTATTTCAGAAAATTACCAAATTTAGATTATCCATCTCTACTTAAAACTAAGCAGAGTAATACTGATTACGTAGAAACAAAAAATCTCTTTCGTAGAGTTAAAATACGAGAAGATCTGTTTTCCAATTTTGTAGTATTTGATCAATATAAAGTTATTGGTGATGAAAGACCAGATAACGTAGCTGAAAAGGTATATGGTGATGATAACTTAGATTGGGTAATATTGATGTCTAACAATATAATTGATATTAAAAATGAATGGCCTATGACTCAAAATGATTTAAATACTTATATTAATGAAAAATATACACAAAAAGAATTATCACACATTCATCATTATGAAACTGTAGAATTTAGAGACAGAAATAATCAATTATTAGTTCCAGCTGGAAAAGTTGTGGATGAATCATTTACTATAGAATATTATCTTGGAGAAAGTGGTCTTAGAAATAATGGCCAATTAAAAACAGCATCTCCAATAAGATCAGTAAACAACTATGAAAATGAAGTAGAGATTAATAATAAAAAAAGGACTATTAATGTTGTAAAGGAAGATATACTTGGATTATTCTTAAAAGACTTTAATAGGATTATGAAATATGATAAGTCATCACAGTACGTCAACAGAAAACTCAAAAAGACCGAAAATATAAGAATCCATTAAAAAAATCCCCTGGCCTTAAAAAAGCTAGGGGATTTTTTTAGCGCTTTTTTGGAATTAAAAAGCGAAATAATATGGCCTACTCTTCAGCAAGCTTTTGGAAGTAACTTAGTGCATCGTCTGCATCCTCATCACCAGTTCCTGCACCAGTAGCAACAGGAGTTCTAGTTGGAACACGAGCCTCTTCTACCTCAGCGAAAGAACCACGACTGGTATCTTCCTCCTCAAATCTAGGAGCGGCAGGACGTGACTTATTACCTAAGACATACTCAAGACGAGTCTTAAGATCATCATAAGACTTGAACTTATCTGCAGAAACTAATTCCTGTAAGGAATACTCCTTCTTCCAGAGAGCCTCAAGAGCATCATCATCACCATTTAATAATGGAGATGGGGAAGCAAACTCAGAACTATCATAGTTCCAGAATCCAGCAACCTTCTTGATCTTAATTTTAAAGTCTGCACCACCCCAGAAATCAAATGGGTTGATTGCATTCTCATCTTCAAACTCAGGTTGCATAGCTTCCTGAATCTTATCAAAGATTTTCTTACCAAACTTGTAAAGGAATACCTTACCTTCATTAGAAGGATTGGCAGGATCTTTTACAACATAGATGTTAGTGTAATATGATAACTTACGTTTCTGTTTACGAGCTATTTCTTTATTAGCATCAGAACCAGAATTCCACAACTGTGAATTGTGTTCTGAAACAGGATCTTTTGATCCTAATGTAGTTAAAGAGTTCTCCATGAACCAACCACCAGGCCCTTGAAAGGCATGTGAGTATAACTTTACCCAAGGAATATCTTCCTTATCAGGTGCAGGTAGGAATCTAACTACGGCATAACCGTTACCAGATTTATCAACTTCTGGTTTCCAAAGACGATCATCGCCTCCAGATGTGGTATTCATCTTCTCAACTTCTTTAACCAATTTAGATGTTAAAGAGCCAAGTTTAGATTGTTTTTTTAAGTCTGAAAAAGACATAGGATTAAATCGGATTTTTTGAGATTTTGGATGTGTTTAGTATAACAAAAATTTTATCACTTGTCAAGACGATTCTCAACAATTTGACGAAGATGAACAATAGTATTTTGCATCATTTTAAACAAGGTAGCTGGATCACTATCCTGTTGTAAACCAAGCATCTTGGTTGACTCATCAATACTTTCCTTCATAGCTTTCGCTTCAGGATCATCTGATAAAGATAATCTAGTGTACATGATACGTTGTTTTTCAAGAAGATCTTCAAGATCTTCTATATGTTCATACTGTTGTTCAACATTCATTTCAGGAAACTTCAAAGCACTTTTCATAACATCTTCCTGAAGTTCATTTATTTCAACAAGAGCAGCCCGAACTTGGGCACTTTTTAAGAAACTCATAAGATATTCTCTCTTAGAATTTTTTTATAACGAGGTACATCTATATTTAGGAAGGGCTTGTATTTTTTTATCTTCAGGGAAACCGTACTCCAAATAGGATCTGTTAGTTTCTTATCAAAATCTTTTACAAACCCCAATATCATATCAAGAATAATAAAAGTCTCAATAGATATATTTCTCCTCATATATTGTTTAAGAATTTTTGGGTGTTGTCCCGTAGTATGGAAGTGACTATCAAAATTATCTTTAGTGAAAACATCAGCAACTTCACTTGAAAAAATATATGTAAGAGATTGATTCCTCTTTTGCCACTCTTTAAAGTTATCCTCCCCACTCTGCATAATTTCTCCTATCCATACCTTCGAAGGATCTTCACTTGAAATAAAATTAGAAATAAAATACTGAGTAATCTCTTCATCAGTTTTCTTTCTACTCATACGTTCAAAGAAGTACCTATCCTTTCTCTTATTAAATGCATTAGCTGATGCTCTAGACTTACCACCATACTTAAGATAATCATACTTCTCCTTAGTAAAGTGTTGCTTCATTGCAATATAAGTTCTATAACATTCAAACGGAGTCACTTTTATCTTAGGTTTTGTTAACATTATATTGGAAGTTTAGCCCTTGATGTTCTCTTTAAAAAATTCAGTTCCATTGCTTGACCTTTTATCTTTTCTTTCAATGGTTTACTTATCAATTTAGAAACAGAATCAACTTCTATTTTATTCTCATCACAGTAATGAACTATTGCATCAATATAATTAAGATCCTTATTATTTTTAACAAGGTCTTCTATATCCTGAGTAAATTTATTTTGACACAGGAACTTTTCCTTTAGTGCCTTGTCCAGATCTTTATTCATTGGTAAAATTGTTAACAAATTTTTTGATGTACTTAACTAATAGCTTAATATACTCGTCTTTATTCCTTTTGTCAAACACTTTAACTTCTCCTGAAGGAGTAGTCATAATGGTAATTAATTTCTTAACTGGTATGCCAGTTAATTCGTAATACATACATGCGTATGCAGTTTCTTGAACAAAATAATTTTCTAACCAAGCCTCTGGTTTAATTCTCTCTGAAGTCTTAAAATCAATGACTGCAAGTTCTCCATCATACTCTCCAATACAGTCCACACGGCCCGCAATACCAAAAAACTCAGAATACATGGAGCGCTCAATAGCATGTATATTATCGATTTTATCAATGAATGGCTTGGCATGGTGGAACATGAACTGTGTAGCGGGTAAATGTTCCGACCATATAATTTCTTTTTGTTCAAGGTAGTCTTGTGCGGCTTCATGGAAATCCGTACCCCTTGTAGTAGCTTTTTTCGTTATTCGATTCGCCTCTTCGTCACCTACTCTTTGTCTCCACTTTATAAATTTTTCTTTGTTGTAGAATGAGGTGATTGATGTAATGGATGGAACCCAATCACCATTTGGCAATTCATATAGACGACAACCTGGCGTATCTTTACTCTTTAACTCTATGTCACCGAGATAATTATGAAAGGTTCTTTGCATTTAGAGTCCTAGAGCGAGTTTTGCAATGAGATAATCTCTTACGAGACCTGAACGAACAATATCATCAACACCAAATTCAACCATCTCAAACTGTTCTTCTAGTTGTTGGATGATCTTCATAAAGTCTAAGATACCATTACGTTCATTTGTTTTAGTGAGATCTGTTTGTGATGCATCACCACAAAAAACAATTTTAGAGTTCTCACCAACTCTTGTTATTATACTATCTAATTCATGGAAATTCAAGTTCTGACATTCATCTATAAGAAGAACTGAATCATCGAATGTAGTACCTCTTAAGAATGAAGTAGACCAAAAAGATATAGTCTCCTGTGCCTTCAGATTACCATACAACATTTCAAAGTCTGCATCTGTAGGCATCTCAAACATATACTTAACCATATTCTTATATGGTAT